TCCTATGCTGGTGGCGATGGCAAGGCATTGTTCTCGAACGCGCACCCACTCGTTTCTGGCGGCACCAACAGCAACATCCCGACCACGGCTGCTGACCTGAACGAAACCTCGTTGGAAAACGCTGTGATCCAGATCGCAGCATGGACTGACGAACGCAGCCTGCTGATCGCTGCACGTCCGCGTAAGCTGATCATCCCACCGTCACTGCAGTTCGTTGCGACTCGCCTGCTGGAAACCAATCTCCGTGTTGGTACCAACGACAACGACGTGAACGCACTGAAGAACAATGGTTCGATCCCAGAGGGTTATGCAATTAACCACTTCCTGACCGATCCGAACGCATGGTTCTTGACCACTGATGTACCGAACGGTATGAAGCACTTTATTCGTATCCCGCTCGATACAAAAATGGACGGTGACTTTGATACCGGCAACGTCCGTTACAAGGCTCGTGAGCGTTACTCGTTCGGCTGGTCTGACCCGCTGGGCATGTACGGTTCGCAAGGCGCGTAATAAAAAGGGGGGCTTTACGCCCCCCTTTTTGTAGTATATAAAGGCAGTAAATCCGGGGGTATTCCCGGTGCTTACGAACAGGCCCCCCGCCTGACGACATGCAGATCGTTTGCACCTAACTCGCATGTGAGGACAATTCAAATGGCACTATCTACCACCCAAAGTATTTGGCGTTCGGGCGGCGGCGACACAACTCGCACCGCGTACTGTGGCTCTGGCCTTATGGCTGCCACGTTCTACATCGCCGATGTAGCTGCGGCAAGCGCTACTAACGTCGTTGTTTCTTCCGCTTCTGGCGCTCCCGCGCTGATCCTACCTGCTGGCGCTCGCATCATGTCGATCACCTTTACTGGCGATGCTGCGACTGGCGAGACTGACGTAGGTTTTACGCTCTACAACACCGGCACTAGTACCCCAGCGGGCTTGCTAGATAACGCGAGCAACGTCGTTGGCACAATTACTCCGGGTGCAACCGGTTCTGGTACCAGCTTGGGTCTCGTCATGTCGGCTACTGAGTTGGTCTATATTACCGCCCGTGCAGGTGGTAGCGCAGGTACCGGCGACATGTCTGGCGTTATCCAATACTTCGTAGCCGATCCTCTGGCTGGTCAGCAGAACGTCTAATAAGGAGGCATCGCCATGATGCAAACAGACGTTAAATCGGCACAGGTAACTTCGACCAACACTGCGTATGCTGATACGACCCGTGTAAAAGCGGTGACTGTCAGCTACGATGAGGGCGGTACGGTTGTCCTGAAAGACGGTGGGTCGGGTGGTACTACGCGGTTTTCTTTTACTGCACCCGCAGTGAAGGGTTCAGTACACATCTTGTTCCCCGGCGAAGGCATCAAGTTCAATACGGATGTCCACGCTACTCTGGCAACCGCAACTATTGTGGTGTTCTATGGCTAAGACCCCGGCATGGCAGCGCAAGGAAGGTAAGAACCCCAAGGGCGGCTTGAACGCCAAGGGACGTGCCTCTTATAACGCAGCCAATCCGGGTAAGCCCGGTCTGAAAGCACCACAGCCGGAAGGTGGTCCACGCAGAGACTCGTTCTGTGCGCGGATGAAAGGTATGAAGAAGAAGCTGACTTCAGCCAAGACCGCGAATGACCCGAACAGTCGTATTAACAAAAGTTTAAGAGCTTGGAAGTGCTGACATGGCTGACATCGAATTAACCGAACGTGAGCGAGCTATTGCCAAAGAAGCGGCAAAGATCGCCATTGAAGAAATGTCTTCTGAGTTTTACAAGAAGATCGGTAAAACTGTTGTCGAAAAGGTATTTATTTGGGTTGGCCTTTTTGTTGCCGGGCTTGTGCTTGGCAAGGGTTGGATCATAAAGGTCTGATATGCCTACAGTCAGCAAAAAGCAGGAAAGGTTTATGCAGGCGGTTGCCCACAACCCTGCGTTCGCTAAGAAGGCCGGTGTGCCGCAATCTGTGGGAAAAGAGTTCACTAAATCAGGAGGCGGTATGGCTGAGTCCAAGGCAATGATGAAGAAGGAAGTGGCTTTCATGAAGAAGAAAGGCGCTCCCAAAGCGATGCTCAAACATGAGATGAAAGAAGCTGGCATGAAGAAGATGGCAAAGGGCGGCTACGCTGCTGGCGGTATGGCTGCATCGAAGATGGGCGCTGTGAAGACTGCTGCTCCTAGCCGTGACGGCGTTGCTACCAAAGGCAAGACCAAAGGCACTATGGTCAAGATGGCAGGCTCTACCGGCATGAAAAAAGGCGGTATGGCTAAGAAGTATTGCTGATAGGAGGCCGTGATGGGTTACAGAGAAGAAGCAAAAGAAAATATAGACGAGCGTAAAAGACTTTTAAATAAAGCAGACGCTGCGGCTGCCGAACGAAAACGTGAAAAGGTATATAACGAACAAGTTCGTAAGTACGAAAAAGAACTTAGACTTAATCCGCCCGGCACAGTTAGCGGTGATATGGATAAGGGTCTTGACCGGATGGGCGACGCAGTTCGCGCAGTTGGTAAAGCCTTTGGCAGCAACCGAATGACCAGTCTAGACGATGATGAGCAAATGAAAGCTCGTATGGATGTTAAAGGCTACAAAAAAGGCGGCGCAGTTAAATCCGCTTCTTCTCGTGCTGACGGTATCGCGCAACGTGGTAAAACTCGCGGGAAGATTTGCTAATGAGAGCCTCACGCGGGATGGGTGCTATCAACCCGTCAAAGATGCCCGGCGGGAAGAAGCAAGCCCGTCGGGATAATACCGACTTCACGCAGTACAAAGAAGGCGGCAAGACGAAGTCTCGCGTGAACGAATCTGGCAATTACACCAAGCCGGGCATGCGTAAGTCGCTGTTTGAGAGCATCAAAGGCCAAGCGGTGCAGGGTACGGCGGCAGGCCAGTGGAGCGCCCGTAAGGCGCAGTTGTTGGCGAAGAAGTACAAAGCAAAGGGCGGAGGCTACCGTGGGTGATTTACGCAAACTTGTTCAAGAGATAGAAGCCAAGCGTACCCGAGGCGAAGTCAAGGACGTTAGCCCAGAAGAGTTTGACAAGATGGAAAGCCAAGCAGGCTTGAAAGACCTCGATGGCAAATTCAAGAAAGACAGAGCCGAGCCACGTCCGCCCCCAAGAGAGCGCATGAGCAAGGCGTTGTCTGAACTGGACGGTATGAAAAAAGGCGGTGCTGTGAAGTCAGCATCAGCCCGTGCAGATGGTATAGCGCAACGTGGTAAGACACGAGGCAGGATGAGATGAAAGCCCCGCAGCAAAGCCTGAAGGCGTGGACGGAGCAGAAATGGCGGACAAAGAGTGGAAAGCCATCCTCGAAGACTGGCGAAAGGTACCTGCCAGAGAGCGCCATCAAAGCGCTGAGTCCAGCAGAGTACGCAGCCACAACAAGGGCAAAGCGGGCGGGAAAGAAGGCGGGCAAACAGTTCGTAGCCCAGCCGAAGACGATTGCAAAGAAAGTAGCACCGCACAGGAATAAAGGTAAGTAATGACCACTTCCGGCACAGCAAGTTTCAATCTTGACCTGAACGACATCGTTGAGGAAGCGTTCGAACGCGCCGGTGGCGAACTGCGTACGGGTTATGACTTGCGCACGGCGCGGCGCTCCTTGAACCTGCTGTTTGCCGATTGGGCGAACCGTGGTCTGAATATGTGGACATTTGAACAATTGTCCATTCCACTTGTACAAGGGCAACCAACCTATGCACTTCCTGACGATACTGTTGATCTACTGGACCATGTTATTCGTACTAATGCGAACATCCCGTCCAACCAAGCCGATCTCACAATCACACGAATAAGCGTCTCTACGTACGCCACGATCCCAAACAAGTTGATCCAAGGCCGACCAATTCAGGTCTGGATTCAGCGTATGACCGGTGCAGATTCGCGGCTGGCAGGTACCGTCCAGAGCACTATTAGTGCTTTAGCAACATCGATCCCGATCACGTCGTTGGAAGGTGTACCGTTTGCAGGGTTCGTGCGGATTGGCTCGGAGTTGATTGGCTATAACCAGACGCAGGCTGCAGCAAACGGCAACCCAGCGTATCTGCTGAACTGTGTACGTGGGCAGAACGGCACAACCGCAGCAAGCCATTTGACCAGCGCAGCAATCGATTTGGTGCAGAAGAACAGCATTACTGTGTGGCCGACCCCAGACTCCGCAACGTCATATCAGTTCGTTTACTGGCGGCTGCGTCGCGTGCAGGATGCGGGTAGTGGTGGTACCAAGACGATGGACATTCCGTTTCGTTTCTTGCCATGCCTGACAGCAGGGTTGGCCTATTATCTGGCGCTGAAAGTACCCGGCGCGATGGACAGGCTACCTGTTCTGAAGTCACAGTACGACGAAGCGTGGGAGCTGGCAGCAAGCGAAGACCGTGAGAAGGCCGCAGATCGTCTGGTGCCGCGTCAGCAGTACATTACTGGTGGTGTCTGATGGGAAATAGGTTTGCCTCTGGTAAACATGCGATTGCGGAGTGTGACCGCTGCGGACAGAGGTACAAACTCAAGGAGTTACGCAAGCAGGTAGTCAAGACTAAGGTCTATAACTTGCTGGTGTGTCCGTCATGTTGGGACCCGGATCAGCCGCAGTTGCAGTTAGGTATGTATCCGGTAGATGATCCGCAGGCGCTGCGTGATCCCCGTAAAGACTTGAGCTACTACCAGTCAGGAGCTACAGGATTACAGTTGACAGTGACACCCGGCACCGCAGTAGACTCGGATGGTGTACCAGCAGAAGGTAGCCGAATCATTCAGTGGGGTTGGGCACCAGTAGGTGGATCGAGAGCAAACGACGCAGGGTTAACGCCAAATGCTTTGACTTCTGCTGGTGTAGTAGGCAATGTAACTATCTCGTAGGAGCAAAACATGAAACACTCAGACATTAAAAAAGACAAGCCAATGATGGAAAAGGTTGCTAAAAAGGCGGTCAAAGGCCATGAACAGCGTATGCACGGAGCCAAGAAAATGGCGAAGGGCGGCGTGACTAATGAGATGCTAAAGAGTATGGGTCGCAATATGGCGCGAGTGAAGAACCAAGGAGGCAAGTAATGGAGAAGATCAAACCGGCACCACAAAAGGCTGAGGTCAAGACCCAGAACGGTGCTGACTACATGAACGAGATGAACATAGCTGCGGGTATCAGCAAAGGCAACTTCAAGGCACCCAAGACGACTGGCATCAAGATTCGTGGTACCGGCGCGGCTACTAAGGGCACAATGGCACGAGGCCCGATGGGTTGAGGTGAACCGTGACTTATAACGAGCTGTTCATTGCGGTTAAGGACTACCTGCAAAACGATTTCCCCACAAACACGTGGACGAACGTCGCAGGGACCGGTACAACCACGTCTGATGGGACTGAGCAGATTGACTTGTTCATCCAGCAGGCTGAAGAGCGCGTTTATAACACGGTGCAGATTCCTGCACTCCGCAAGAACGTAACGGGTATAACTACCGGCGGTAATAAGTACTTGTCCTGTCCGACTGATTTCTTGTCAGTCTTCTCGATGGCGGTAATTGACGCTAGTGGTAACTACGAGTACTTGTTGAACAAAGATGTGAACTTTATTCGTGCGGCATACCCAAATCCGAACGAGACGGGTATCCCAAAGTACTACGCACTATTTGGTCCGACTGTTATATCTAGCACCATCACGGATGAACTCAGCTTCATTCTAGGCCCAACTCCTGACATCCTGTACAACGTCGAGTTGCATTATTACTACTACCCTGAGTCAATCACAGTAGCTGCTGATGGACGCACGTGGCTGGGCGACAACTACTCGCCGGTGTTGTTGTATGGCACCTTGGTTGAGGCGTACACCTTCTTGAAGGGCGAAGTAGATATGATCGCTCAGTACGAGAAGAAGTACCAAGAGGCGCTTGGACAGCTCAATCGTCTGGGTACAGGTCTGGAGCGTGGTGATGCTTACCGCGACGGTCAGGCAAAGATTAAGGTCAACCCATGATCGAACAAGGACTGACAAATAGCTTCAAACAGGAGATGCTCCAAGCTGGGCAGAACCTGCTGACCGATACGCTGAAGATGGCGCTGTACACAGCGTATGCTGATATCGGACCTCTAACAACGGTATACACAGTTACGAATGAAGTGACCGGCACGGGCTACACCGCAGGTGGTGTGACTATGACCGGCGTGACACTTGGCACAGAAACCACAGGCCCGAACGCGGGTACGGTGTTTGTGGACTTTGCGGATGTGTCATGGCCCGGTGCTAACTTTGTGGCTCGTGGGGCTTTAATCTACAACGTGACTCGTAGTAACAAATCTGTAGCCGTGCTGGACTTCGGTTCAGATAAGACGTTTACTTCAACCAGCAACACCGTCACAATGCCAGCTAATACGGCTACGACGGCTTTAATTCGTTTTCCATAAGGAGTAGTAATCATGCCTATCGCAAAATCGCAAATGGGTGAGGCTGTTCAAGCTGGTGTGGGTATGTCCACGACTGGTGACGGTCGCGTTAAGCTCGGTGGTGTATTCAAGGTCGAGTGCTTTGGCCCTGACGGTCAGAAAAAGTGGGAAGATGAATTCCACAATCTTGTCGTCAACCAAGGTCTGCAAGATTTGAACACCAAGTATTTCAAGGGTTCAACCTATACCGCTGCTTGGTATCTTGGCCTGATCACAGGTCCGGGTTCTGGCACTACATATAACGCCGGTGATACGCTGACTTCGCACGCTGGCTGGACTGAAGATACAAACTATTCGGGCAGCCGTAAGGCTGTGACGTTTGGCACCGCAACTACCGCTGACCCGTCTGTGATCGACAACTCGGCAAGCCCTGCTGTGTTTAACATCAACAACACCACGACTGTTGCAGGTGCGTTCTTGGCTACCGTTGCATCTGGTACCTCGGGCATCCTGTTCTCGGAAGGTGACTTCACCGGTGGTGATAAGGTCGTGGCTAACGGCGACACGCTGAACGTCACTTACACCTTCTCGGCTGATGCTGTTTAATTAAGGAGTAATTATGGCTACCACATTTAAAAAAGGCGATACCGTAAAACTCGTTGCTACCGTTCCGCAAGGTCCTGTTGAGGCTTTGCGCATGGATGAGGATGGTAATTTTCACTACCTCGTTTCGTGGACTGACGCGAATGGCGCTACGCAATCTCGTTGGTTTGAAGAGGCGCAACTGACCGCTGCTTAAACAATGGTTGACGGCGGCTGGAGTTCCGGTACGTGGGGGGAAACTGGATGGGGGTTATCAGCATTTGCTGTAGACGTTGCTGAGACCGTCCGTGTTTCCTTTACCCAAACCTGCATCGGTACATTTGTAGCGGCGCAGGCGGAGACCGTTTCTCTTTTAGATTCGCCAGATGATGAGCGAATCACATTTGCTACAAACAGTGAGTCTATAAGTGTAGATAGCACCGTTGCCGGGCAGGTGGTTTACGACGGTCAGATTGACGAGGATATACAGCTAGATGCAATAAATGCAGCAGCACAAACCGCACTTGCAGCGCAGGATGAAACCGCATCATTTAGCAGTACTGAAGCGGGACAGGTTGATTTTACTGGAGCTATTGCGGAGTCTGCGACGTTCGATGCTGTAAGTTCTGGCGTACAGACTGCAAGCGCATTAATTGAGGAAGAGGTAAATGTAAGTAGCGTCTTCCAAGGCGGGTTCCCATTAGCCTCCGCAATTGTTGATGGGGTAGGTGCGTACGATCTTAATATTGCATCGCTCGCATTTATCAGCGTTGTTGAAGATCGTGTTGAGATGATTGCTGCTCAAGTGCCATCGCTGGTGTTTTTCGGCTTTTATGACGAAGCAATAAACGTAAGTGAAACGGTAGCAGCGCAGGTAAATTTTATAGCAACGCAAGCTGAACAAATTAATGCAAGCGCGGCGGCTACAGCGCAAGCAGACTTTAGTGCAGACATTGACGAAGATGTTCAGCTTAATGCAATAAATGTTGGAGCACAGACAGCATTTGCTGCAAGAAGTGAAACCGCATCGTTTAGTAGTTCAGAATCCGCAACCACTACTGTTACTCGCACTGTAAGCGAATCAATATCAGGTAGCAATACACAGGCAGCGCAGGTTGATTTTTCGGCGGATATAGACGAAGACATTCAGTTCAATAATTCGCAGTCTGTTCAAACTGACTTTGCAGCAACGCAAGCCGAAGTAGCACAGTTTTTAGATTCCGTTATTGCAGGATCTAACTTCGTAACAGCAATACAAACACAAGCGCGGTTAGTTGATGCACCTTCAGCACGCTACTTGTGGGAAGTAATAAACGATGACCAGACACCAAACTGGTCTTTGATTGATACTGTTTGATGTCGTAAGGAAACGTCATGCCTTCTACATACTCTCCCAATCTTCGCATCGAGCTGATTGCTACCGGTGAGCAAGCCGGTACGTGGGGCACAACTACTAATACCAACCTCGGCACATTAATCGAGGATGCTATTGCTGGTTATGTGTCGGTCAGTATCACGTCGGCAAATCAGGCACTAACGGCAAATAACGGTTCTGCTGATCAGTCTCGCAATATGGTGATTAACCTGACGACCACGACCAGCGCAAACTTTAACGTCTATATCCCGCCAGCAGATAAGTTTTACGTTATTCGTAACTCAAGTGCGTATCAAGCAACCATCTACTGCTCAACGGTGATTGGCAACACGACTGCGGCGGGTACGGGTGTAGCAGTTCCAGCAGGTAGAGAAACAATTATTTTTGCTGATGGCACAAACGTTGTGACAGCGACGGACTACTTACCTGCGTTGTCGTTAGGTACGGACTTAGCGGTTGCTGATGGGGGTACAGGAGTTTCTTCCGCTACCGCATACGCTGTGCTGTGTGGTGGAACCACTTCGACTGGCGCTTTTCAATCTGTTGCGGGTGTCGGTTCCGCAGGGCAAGTATTAACATCAAACGGTGCTGGTGCATTACCGTCGTTTCAAACTGCTTCAGGATTCCCGGCTGGTACGCTTATGTTGTTCCAGCAGACCGCAGCCCCAACCGGATGGACAAAACAAACAACACACGATAACAAGGCACTTCGTGTTGTTACTGGTACAGCCGGTTCTGGTGGTTCAGTAGGTTTCACTACAGCATTTGCAAGCCAGACGCCGTCAGGTACTGTTTCGGTATCTGTTAGTGCCGGTACGTTAGGCGTTGGTATTGGTACCTTGGCTGTTGCAAACGCAACTGCGGGTGGTACGTTGTCTGGTGGCTCGGTGGGTAGCACAACACTGGCTACTTCACAGATTCCAAGCCACACCCATTCAATTCCCGGTTTTGATTGCGTCCAAAATGTTACCGCAACAAGCTTGACCGCTGGTATTTTTAATCTTAACACCGGCGCTACAGGTGGTGGCGGCTCTCACAACCACTCATTTTCGGCACCTACTTTTTCAGGTACCGCGCACAACCACTCATTGACAGGTTCGCCAACCATTTCTGGTTCGCCAAGTGTTACAAGTTCAACTTTCTCTGGTAATGCAATCAATCTTGCTGTGCAGTATGTAGACCTCATCATTGCGAGCAAAGATTAATTATGAAACTAGAACCTAAAAATAATTGCCCGTTAAATAGCTTTGCCCCATGCAAAGAGCTTGATTGTTCTTGGTTTATTCAAATTCGCGGCAATAACCCAAACTCAGGCGAAGAAATTGACCATTGGGGTTGCGCTATTTCTTGGATGCCGATTCTTATGCTAGAGAACAGTCAGCAACAACGACAAACTGGCGCGGCTGTCGAATCGTTTAGAAATGAAATGGTAAAAGCTAACGAAGTAGGTCAACAAGTGCTGCTTGCTGCCGCAGGCGTTACCCCTGCTCAACAGGTTCTTATAGGAGCTAAAAAATGAGAGTAACTATTGTTCTTACTGATGATTCATCTGTATCTGTAGACGGGGAAGGTTTTGGTGGTCTTGATCTGTCTTTTATGGACCCGGCTATTCATGCTATTCAATGGTACGACACACGTGGCGTAGTCGAGTATAAAGACCTTGCAACTGGAAATATCGTTACAAACCAAGAAATAACAGACTTTACGCCTTATCAACAAGCTATAACAGTTTGGCAAGCAGAAAAAGAACGAGTAGCCGCAGAAATGGCGGCGGCAAGAGCAAGAGTTATAGGCGGTCAACCTAATGTCATTGCTGAGTAATTCGATTATTGCTGGTAGGCTTTCTGGGATTGTCTATACGTTCGAGAAAGCCGGTGATGTATTACCGATGCACACGCATACTGAACGCGACGCACATATAACGATTGTAGCGCGTGGAAAGATCAGAGCGCATGGTAACGAGTGGGAAGCAGAATATAGCGCAGGTGCAGTAATTGATTTTCCTAGCAATCAGTCACATGAGTTTGTTGCATTGGAAGACAACAGTAGGATTGTTAACATACAAAAATAGCGTGCTAACTCACTAGCACTAACTAAACATAAAAAACTTTATGACTAATAATTTTATTGGTATTTATGAAAATGTAATTTCTGACTCGGCTTGTGATGAGCTAATAGATTTTTTTGAAAAGTGTGACAAATTAGGGTTTACCGTTAGCAGACAGCAACATGACAAAGTCAGTAAATTAAATAAACATGACGATAGCTTATTTGCAACTAGGGTTCTTGATTTAATTAATTACCCCCAGATACAGTCTTTTTCAGAAGCGCTTTGGTCGGTTGCTTATAAACAATATGCGGATGAGTACCACACTTTAAGTACATTAGCGCCTCATAAAATTTATGAATTTAAACTACAGCGCACGCAAATAGGTGGTGGTTATCACGTATGGCATGCTGAGCAGGCAGATAAAATTACTTCATCACGTATTTTAACTTTTACGTGCTATTTGAATGATGTGTTAGAAGGTGGAGAGACAGAGTTTTTGTATTACCCAAAACGAATACCTGCTAAAAAAGGAACTATGGTTATATTTCCGGGAGGTTTTACGCATACACACCGGGGTAATCCACCAATATCTAACATTAAATACATCATTACGGGTTGGATAGATTTTTGTGGCTAAGTTGTAAGTATCATTAAATAGAGGTAACAAATTGACCCACTAACCCTACTCGCCGCTGCCAATGCTGCTGTTGCTGCGGTCAAGGCTGGCTGCAAGCTCTACAAAGACATCAAAGGCGCAGCGGGTGATGTTAGCGACGTACTGAAGGATTTGAAGGAGCAGTACAACAAAATAGTTGACCCGACACCTATACAAAAACAGCAGTACCACGCCGAAGTGCAGCGGGTGCAGGAGATAGCCAAGGCTGACCCGAACGATGTGTTCACGGATATTGGCAATCAGTTGGGTGTGTTGATGGACTCGTACGATGCGATTAGCAAATTGTTCTTGAAAGAGCAGTTGGACGCAAAGAAGGTGTACAAGGGTGATGAGTCGATTGGTAGACGTGCATTGAAACGCATACTTATAACCACCCGACTGGACGCGATGCTGGCTGAAATTCGAGAGACGATGGTGTACCGCAGCCCGCCGGAGTTGTCTGGACTGTGGAGTAAGTTTGAAGAGATGTGGCAGAGGATCGTCGCCGAGCAGGAGGAGGCTCACGCAGAGGAACTTAGACTGGCGCAGATAGCAGCATGGCGACGAAGAAAAACAAAAGCGGAACTGCGGGCCAAGGCAATGTGGATTTCAGCAGTCGTTTTCGTAGTGGCGTGGGCGGTGGGGCTAATGTGGCTGACAAGCAGAAGCGTGACGATGAGAATGTCCCTTGGTCTTTGATTGTAGTGGTACTAGCGGTACTGCTAATGTTCTTCATTATCATGCCGGTGTTGGCATTTATGTATTACGACATGTACAACGCTACCGAAGCGGCGGTACAAGAAGTCAGAAAGATGCGAGAGTTGCGTAGGGAAATACTGATTGAAAGGATGTACGACAAATGATCACGTTGGCACAATTCAAGAAGTTCGCCCCACATACCAAGTACGCGCAGCAGTGGTACGACACGCTGTTTGGCCCGCAGACTGAGCTAGGCGGCAAGTCTCTGCTAGAAGAATACCAGATCAACACCCCGAAGCGCGTTGCTGCGTTCCTCGCACAGTGTGCCCATGAGTCGGGCGGCTTCGTGTTTGTCACCGAGAACCTGAACTACTCAGCCTCCGGCTTGATGCGCGTCTTCCCGAAGTACTTTCCCACCCTTGAGCTTGCCAAGCAGTACGAGCGAAACCCTAAGAAAATCGCCAGCCGTGTGTACGCCAACCGGATGGGTAACGGCGACGAGGCGAGTGCCGAGGGGTTCGCATTCCGTGGGCGCGGGATTTTGCAATTGACTGGCAAGGACAACTACTTTTGGTTTGGTGCATCAATCGACCTGACCCCGGAGCAAGCGTCGGAATACTTAGAGACGTTCGAGGGTGCAGCCCAGAGTGCGTGCTGGTTTTGGGAGACGAATAAGTTAAACGCGTTGGCAGACGCTGGCGACATCAAGCAACTGACAAAGCGGATCAACGGTGGTTATATTGGATTGGCAGATAGGGAGCATCACTATGAGATGGCGCTTAATATGTTTGGCTCTGATACTCGTTTGGCTTAGCGGGTGCGACCGGTTCAGGTATCCATGCCAAGACCCACAAAACTGGGAAAAGAAAGAGTGTAAGAGACCGTACTGTAGTTCGACTGGCACTTGCCCTGACCAGCTTGTTAAACCAGAGGATGCAAAGGTAGAGACAAATGAACCCCCTAAAACTGATCAGCCAGTTCCTTGCACTCAGTCAGGAACAACACGATGCGGTAATTAAGTTTTGCATCGCCGTCACTTTTTGCTTCACGGTCGTGATGATGGTGGGCATCTCACTTTATAGTGTTGTTTTTGTAACGCAACCGATGACGGGCATGGCTCCGGCGGACAAGCAGTTTTTCCTGATCCTGTCGGACATGTCTAAATATATTTTGGGGTCTTTGGCAACCCTGCTTGCCGTCAAGGGTAAGGATGCGCTCCAGCAGTTTGTACCGCCGGGGCTGTCAACCAAGGAAGAGCGGGACGACAAACCAACACCACCGGCACCCAAAGCACCTGCACCTGTCCACGCACCCGTGCGTATGGAGCCAACCATCGACCCTATTAGTTCACCCGCGCCGGTAGCCACAGGTTATGGCGGTAAACCAGCGCCTGTACAACCACCACACCCGGAGATTTCATGATGCTGATCTACGCTCGTATGGCTATTACTGTTCTGCTAAGTTTGTTCTTGGCTTTTCAAATCCATGCTCAAGAGACCAAGAAGGTCTGCAACAAGCAGAAGGACAACAAGGGCAAGGAAGTGCAGGTCTGCAAAGAGATCAAGACCCATAAGAAGTTGGACGGCACAAAGGTACCGCCAAAATGAACCCGTGGGTGATACTGGGCTTCGTGCTGGCTGTTGGCGCGGCGGCTGGGGGCGGGTATTATAAAGGCAATTCTGCGGGTAGAGCCGAGGTACAGCAAGCGTGGGATAAGGAGAAGGCAGAGCAGTACGCCGCCTACGCCAAAGCACAGGAAGAAGCTAGGAAGCGCGAGCAAGAGATGCAGGAGGCAGCGGACAAGCTGCGGAGGGATAAAGATGCTGAGATCAGGAATATTAATGCTCGTGCTGCCGCTCTTACTAACAGCTTGCGCGACAGGCAGGCCCGTCCCACCGAAGCAAGTGGGATGTCCGGTACCACCGGCGCTAGACCCGCATCCTGTAGCGGAAAAGAGCTTTACAGAGAGGATGGGGAGTTTCTTGTCAGGCTCGCTGCCGAAGCCGACGAACTCAGAGCCGCCCTCAAACAGTGCTACACCCAGTACAACACCGCCAGACAAAAGGTGAACTAAGTGCCTTTACAGAAACTACAGTTTCGCCCCGGTGTAAACCGTGAAGGCACCACGCTTTCTAACGAGGGCGGTTGGTACGACTGCGATAAGGTGCGCTTTCGCTCTGGCTACCCAGAAAAGCTGGGTGGTTGGACGGCTGCTTCCTATAACACCTTTTTGGGTGTATGTCGCTCGTTGTGGAACTGGATCACATTAAAAGGCGCTAACCTTTTAGGTGTCGGTACTAACCTGAAGTTCTATATTGAAAGCGGTGGTGACTATTACGACATAACGCCGATAAAAAATACAACAACGGGCACCGCTACGTTTGCTGCTACTACAGGTTCCAACATTCTGACCGTTACTGACGGCGCAGCCGCTGGTTTGTCGGAAGACAGCTTTGTTACTTTTTCAGGTGCCGTATCTCTTGGCGGAAACATAACTGCCGCAGTTCTCAATAAAGAATACCAGATTGTTTCTGTTATCTCTTCGTCTGTCTACACCATAGCAGCCACAGTAAACGCAAACGCTTCAGACGTAGGTAACGGTGGAGCAAGCGTTGTTGCTGCCTATCAAATTAATAGTGGATCTGCGTTTAGTGTTAGCGGTGTCGGTTTTGGAACCAGTCCTTTTGGTGGGTTTAGTTCTTCTGTTTCCGCATCTGCGCTTAATGGTTCGATAGATAACGTAGTAACGACTATTACTGTCAACAGCACTGCGGCGTTTACTACAACCGGCACGCTGTTAATTGACAATGAACTCATAACATATTCTGGTAAAACCGCAACCGACTTTACGGGATGCGTTCGAGGTGTAAGCGGGACGACGGCTGCATCACACACATCTGGGACACTTGCCTATCAAGCGGGTTCATTTACAGGTTGGGGTATCGCCTCTTCTTCTGGCGTTCTTCTACCGCTATACCTGTGGAGCCAAACTAACTTCGGTGAAGACTTGCTGTTTAGTCCCCGTGGTGGTGCGTTATATCTGTGGCAACCCGGCTCCGCGCCAACACCTGCATTTTCTACTCGCGGCACATTAGTCTCTGGTACGGACGTACCAAGTCGAATTAACGAGATTATGGTGTCTGATTCGACGCGTATCACGATTGCATTTGGTTGCACTGATTATGGTGCGTATGATCCAGATGCCGCGATTGACCCAATGCTAATCCGTTGGACGGCGCAGGAAAGCTACACCGACTGGACACCAACAGCCACAAACCAAGCGGGTAGCTATAGGTTATCGCACGGTTCAGCAATCATTACAGCGTTACAGACCCGTCAGGAAATCAACGTCTGGACGGATGCGGCTATTTACTCGATGCAATACCTCGGACCACCGCTAGTTTGGGGTTTTACGCTTTTAGCAGACAACATATCTATTGCTTCGCCTAACGCGATGGCAACGGCGTCTGGTGTGGTGTACTGGATGGGTGTCGATAAGTTTTATGTCTACTCCGGTCGTGTCGAGACGTTACCGTGCTCGGTACGTACTTATATTTATTCGGACATCAATAGAGAACAGTTCTTCCAAATTTATGCTGGCACTAACGAAGGCTACTCAGAAGTCTGGTGGTTCTATTGTTCGGCAAATTCAAACACCATCGACCGCTACGTCATCTTTAACTACCTTGACCGTGTCTGGTATTACGGTTCGTTAGATCGCACCGCTTGGCTGGATTCCCCGCTAAGAAGTTACCCAATGGCTGCAACAGGTAATAATCTTCTTGTGTACCACGAAGCGGCGGTAGATGACGGATCGACCAACCCACCAAGTCCAATCAATGCTTACGTGCAGTCATCGGACTTTGATATTAACGACGGACATAACTATGGGTTTGTCTGGCGGATGTTGCCAGATATTACTTTTGACGGGTCAAATACTTCTGGTTTGACCCAAGAGACCCCGTTCGTTACGTTTACGATGCGTCCACGGCAAAACCCCGGTTCTGGCTACAGCACGTCGTATAACGATACAGTTAGTTCTACACAAAGTTATGCCGGGCAGCAGACTTACAACGTGCAGCAGTTTACCGAGATTGTCTATACCCGCGCACGGGGCAGACAGATGGCGTTCAGGATTAGCTCAAACACGTTGGGTACTCAGTGGCAGCTTGGCGTGCCGCGTATTGATGTCAGACCAGATGGGCGCAAATGAGCACACAGATTGTTGTCACGGAGTCGATTACGCTTTTTCCGACAAAGGCTCCGGCGCTTCCGTTCGCGCCAGTTCAGTACGACCGTACGTATCACGACACACTCAACAACATCCTGCGTCAGTACTTCAATACGCTGGACAACTTTATCGCGCAGCTTATGGCTAATTCATCGACACTCCCTGTCTCTATCGGTGGAACAAACGTAGATGCGTTTGGGCGGGTGCGGGTGAGTAACCCGTTTACCTTGTTCGATTCTTCTCATCGGTACTCAGACAACAACCTGTGGTCAACAGGCACTACAGGCACCGCCGCCGCTACGTTCAGTGCGGATGAAGGGTTGGTCAACCTGACGGTGGGTAGTGCAAACAATGATGAGATAGTAAGAGAAACAATTAAGGTCTTTGCGTATCAGCCGGGTAAGAGCTTGCTAGTAATGAGTACCTTTGTCATGGGTGCAGCAAAGACTGGGCTACGTCAGCGTGTTGGTTACTACGGTGCAGCTAACGGGTTTTACATTGAGCGTGATGGCTCCAGTGCCTATTTCGTGGAACGCAGTTCTGTAACGGGCGTTGTCACAAATACACAAGTAGCACAAGCTAACTGGAATCAAGACCCGTTGGACGGTAGCGGCCCGTCCGGTATTACGCTTGATTTGTCCAAGTCGCAGATTCTCTACATGGACATCGAGTGGTTGGGGCTTGGTACAGCCCGTATGGGGTTCATTATTGACGGCGTGTTTGTCCCAGCGCACAACTTCAACCATGCCAACCTGACCACAACGACGTACATCACGACGGCCTCTCTGCCTTTGCGGTATGAAATGAAGAATACGGCGGCGACGTCGGGTGCCAGTACGCTAAAGCAGGTTTGTTCGACGGTAATCTCAGAAGGTGGCTTTGCCTTATCAGGTTTGCAACAATCGGTTGGCATCCCAATTACAACACCGACAACGCTGACCACTGCTGGAACTTATTACCCAGTAATTTCGTTGCGCTTAAAGACCGCACGGTTAGACGCAATTGTCATATTGACAGCAATATCGGTATTGGCTTTGAGCAACAACGTGAACTATGAATGGCGAGTGGTGGGTAATGGAGCTACGACGGGCGGCACTTGGGTCAGCGCCGGGACTAACTCTGGAGTCGAGTACAACATTACAGGCACATCCTTTACCGGCGGGAACATTCTGGCGTCTGGTTACACGCAGGGTTCAAACCAAGGCGCTACCACTATCGATATTTTGAAGGAAGCCCTGTTTGCTAACCAACTAGAGCGTAACGGGCTGACTGGAACCCCTTTTGAACTAACGCTAATTGCTGCTGCGTCAAGCAACAGCGCAACAATCTTAGCCTCTATGGACTGGGAAGAAGTTAGCCGATAACCGCATTGAAGTGCTAAACTTCTTGCAATTGACAATGAGGTGAAATCATGGCCTTTTTAGCCCCTCTTGCTGCCGGTGCAGGCACTGTAGGCGCAACCGCCGGTGCTGCCGCTTTAGCTAAAGCTGGAGTTGCTGCAAGTGCTTCGGGTGCACTCGGTGCGGGCATAACTGCTGGTACCGCGCTGGGTGGTGGTGCAATGGCCGCGATGCCAGCCCTGTCTTACGCAGGAGCCAACCTAGCCGCGCCGGGTATTCTGGGTGCGTTGCCTTCCGCCGTTGCGCCGACTGCCGGTATCTTTGCTAAAGCCGCACCTGCGTTGGGTGGGCTGTCTTCGTTTACTCCTGCTGCGCCCGGTATCTTTGCTAAAGCATCTCCAGCGTTGGGCGGATTGTCTTCGTTTGCTCCTACAGCTACAAAAGCTGCGCCGGGATTGTTCCAAACTGCTGGTATGAGTCCGTTGGGCGGCATGCAATCAGTATTGCCATCAGTTTCACAAGTTGCACCAAACGTGTTAGGGCAAAACCAAGTACTAGCTGAATTCAGCCGTCAAGGATTGGGACAAAACCTAACGCAGTTAGGTCCAAAACTAGCAGGACGGGCGGATTCGCTTGCGTTCAAACCTGTGGCAGAAGCGCCTTATCTAAATACGTTTACCGAAGGCGCTGCGCTGCCCAACGTTACCTCTAATTTGCCCGCAGCCACGTATGGCAATGTAGCGGGGGGTCCAGCAATTCCAAACGTAACATCTGGTTTACCTGTCAGCACTACACAAGTTCCGTTAGTTCCGGGGTCCGTTACGCCGATTGAACGCGGCGCTAATTTTTTGCAAAACTTTAAGAACCTAGTAAAAAACCCAAGCTTACAAGGGGCGAAAGACTATTTAGAAGAGCACCCATACGCTTCAGCAGGCGCGGCATACATGGCGTACAACGCGCTACAACCAAAACCTAAACAGCCTGTACAAGACAAGGGCATGATCCGCCCGTACGAGTTTGCGTACAACCCCAACATGGCGGCTTACGCAACCAGTCCGACCACAGACTCACGAGAGCAGTTGTACTTTGACCCGACGTTTACTGCGCTAGAGCCAGTCAAAGCAGCAGAAGGCGGCATTATGGGGTTGGCAGTTGGCGGTCCAGTTGAAACAATGTCCGCAATGAACGCTGTGGGTAGCAACATGATGTATCCACAGGCACAACTACAAACACCTTTGTACTCAAATCCTTTGGTGCAGCGTCCTGAAGCTGTAAACGTACTTTCGCCAAGCGGCGAGCCAGCAGTTGGTGCATATAGCGGTGAACAAAAGTTTGCTTCGGGTGGCGATACGAAAGAACCAAAAATGGAAGGCGAGTACAAGTACTCGTACGATCCTAAAACATTTACGATGACGCAGCTAAGTGCGCCGCGTTACGCAGATACCACAAATAAAAACTTACCTGCACTGTACACAGGACCTAAGACTGCTGGTGGTATTGCCCCTCCCGTTGGTGGCCCCGGTATTGCTGCACTCATGCCACAAAGACAAATGGCACCGCTCAATATCCCTGCATATCAAACGCCAGAAGAGCGGCTTGGCTTGACCGAGTTCTACCCGATGATGAACCGCAGGCTGGCTGAGCAAGCTGGCTACGCCGCAGGCGGTGGTGTGTCTGACCTTGGTGGCTATTCCGATGGCGGTCGTCTACTGAAAGGACCCGGCGATGGAGTTTCTGATTCTATTCCTGCTGTTATTGGCAACCGCCAACCTGCTCGTCTTGCTGATGGTGAATTTGTAATCCCAGCGCGTATCGTGTCTGAACTGGGTAACGGTTCAACTGAAGCGGGTGCTCGCAAGCTGTACGCCATGATGGATCGAGTGCAGAAGGCGCGGGGTAAGACGGTTGGTAAAAATAAAATAGCTGCAAACACTAAAGCAGATAAACATTTGCCTGCATGAGAATACAGCACGTAGACATTAATTATGTAAATCAAATATGGCCGCAGGTTGCCTATTTTATTGAAGTCGCGCTTGAGTATCAGGATGACTACACGTTAGAACATGCACAGGTGTATGTCAGTAATGGCACATGGACTTTGTTTGTTGCAGTAGACGATGAAGATAATGTTGTTGGAGCTGCAACAGTGCAGTTCTACAACCGACCTTCAGATCGCGTAGCGTTTGTTGTAACAATGGGCGGTAAGTTAATTACGGGTCATGAGACCTACGCGCAGTTTACGGACTTACTAAAAGCATTTGGTGCTACCTATATTGAGTGTGCATCGCGGGAGTCTGCTACCCGGCTTTGGCAGAGGTTCGGACTGAAAGAAAAGTACCGAGTTGCAGGAGCAAAATTATGAGATTTAATGACCGTTCAATGGCACTGCTGGGCATACCTGATCTGCCTGCTGATGCGTTCAAAAAAGAAGGTGGCAAGATCAAGCTACATGGTGGTGGTAGCCCCCCGCCGCAGCCCACGAACACTACCAACGTCACCACGACAATTCCTGAGTATGCCAAGCCGTATGTCGAACGCATGCTGGGTAAAGCCGAGGCGCTAACGAGTGCCCCTTATCAAGCCTACGGCGGGCAGCGTGTAGCTGAGTTCAGCCCACTACAACAACAGTCATACCAAAATATTGCCAATCTTGGCCCTGCACAACAGTTGGGCACTGCAACGCAGATGGCTGGACTTGCCGGTCTTCGCGCTGGAGAGGCAAATTATCAACCCAGCAGCTTCACCGCGATGGGTGTTAATGCCCCACAGCTACAGCAGTATCAGCTAGGCGGCCCTGAAAGAGTTCGTACGCAAAGTTTTACACGTCCGGGTATGGCGGGTGCTTACATGTCGCCGTATCAGCAAGCAGTAACTGATATTGAAAAGCGTGAGGCTACCCGTGCTTCTGACATTCTGGGGCAACAGCTACAAGGGCAAGCGGTTAGACAAGGTGCGTTTGGCGGAGCGCGTTCAGCAATTGTAGAAGCAGAACGTCAGCGTAACTTGGCACAGCAGTTAGGCGACATTCAAGCGCGTGGTGGTCAGTCCGCTTATCAACAGGCCGTACAGCAGTTCAATGCAGAGCAAGATGCTCGTCTACGTGCGCAGTTGGCTAATCAACAAGCAGGACTTACTGCGGGCGGTCAGAACTTGCAGGCATTACTTGGTGTACAGCAGCTGGGTGCACAAACTGGTATGCAAGCGCAGTTGGCTAATCAGCAAGCGTTTATGGACGCACAACGCGCCGCCGAGCAGTCACGTCAGTTTGGTGCCGGTTATGGTATGCAGGGTATTCAGCAACAGCTTGCTGCGGCAGGTCAGTTGGGTCAGTTAGGTCAGCAACAGTTTGGTCAGCAAGCCGCCGCAGCCGAAGCGCAGGCAAAAGCAGGCTCACAGATGACCGCCCGAGATCAGGCGGCGTTGGATCAGGCTTATCAAGACTTCCTCAATCAGCGTGGCTATCAGCAACAGCAGTTGTCGTTCATGTCCGACATCCTGCGTGGTGGTCCGTTGTCACAGACTTCATACCAGATGTATCAAGCGCCGCCTTCCGCGTTGTCGCAGATAGCCGGTCTAGGTCTGGCAGGTTATGGTCTCTTTGGCGGCTCTAACCCGATGATCAAGATTGCAGAGGGTGGCAGCGTTGATGATCACATGGAGAAAGCTCCGGCAGGTCTGGCTGAGTTGGCTGTGCAAAACGTGATGAGGAAGACAGCATGATTGGCGCAAACATCAACGCCTACTTTGAGGCGGCAATGCGTTATCCGGTTGAGCGTTTGGTAGAAGTCATGCGCGGCAAGGATAACTCCATCCCGCAAGCCGCAGCCATGATGGCGCTGCAAATCAAAAAACCGATGGTCGATGCAGCCAAAGGACAAGAAGCTGCACAACGTCCACAAGAGCCATCGGTTAAAGAGCAGATGGAGCAAAAAGTTGCCATGCTCCCCGAGAACGTCGGCATCATGAACCTGCCTGTCCAGCAAGAGTATGCCGATGGCGGCATCGTTGCGTTTGCTCCGGGCGGGTTGACTGCCGCACAACAGGAAGAACTTGACCGCTTGCGTAATGAGAAGCTGCGTAGCTACTTGCCTGACTTTGGTCGTATGAAAGAGCGTGTCGGTAACTGGTGGGAGAACGTGCAGCAGATACCGTTCGAGAGCAAAACACCACTTATCCGGTATGGCAAGCAAGAGCGTCCCGGCATTTTTGCGTATGAGCAAGCGCCAGAGTCGTTGGAGCGCCTGCGTAAAGAAGCGTTGGACGTTGGCGGTGGCGGCTATAAAGGTCAGGACTTTGGCGCAGCAGGCGCACTGACACCCACAGAGCAGCTTACGTCTTCCCCTGAAGCACCGAAGTTTGTTGATGCACGTACACCATCCGCAGGCAAAGGCGCTGGTAAAAGTGCCGGTAAAGGCGCTGGTAAAGCTGCTACTAAAGAAGAGCCTTCCGGTATTGCAGCATTACCTACGTTCACGCCGGGTAAAGAAGGTGATCTCGCAGCAGAAATTGAGCGTGTAAAAGGTATGCGTCCTGATGTCGGTGCGCAGTACGATGAGTTAGGTAGCCGTCTAAAAGGTAGGTTTGAAGAGTTAGCTGAAGAACGCGAGCGCACCAAGCCGCAGGGCAAGGCTATGGAGGGTCTGGAGAAGCTGCTGGAAAAAGAGGAAGGCGAAGCCAAAGGCAAAGAGTCTCGTAACCTCAACATGGCGCTGATCAATGCGGGTCTGGCAATCGCTGGCGGTAAGTCACAGTACGCCATCCAGAACATCGCTGAAGGTGCGCAGGTCGGCACTAAACAGTATCAGGCAGGTCTGGAGAAGTTAGAAGAAGCTGCCAAAGAGCGCCGTCGTCAAGCCGCTGCGATTGAAGAAGCACGTCGTGCTGAAGCTCGTGGCGATTGGAAGGAAGCAAACACATTCAGAGAGAAAGCAGCAGAAGCCGAGCTTAATCTTGAAAAAACAAAGATTGAAGGTATTGCAACAGCGTTTAATACCGACCTCAAGACCGCTGCGGACATCGTCAACAACCAGAACCAGATTTATGCACGTGACAGACAGGTTCAATTCCAAGTTGGGGCTGAACTTGAGAAGCAGCGTATGGGTGATATAGCTGCGGAGAAGCGGGCTAGAATTCAAGCCGACGCATATAGGTCAGTCGGTGGCGCTAGGCTTGATCCGTACAATGTGGCTTGGGATAACGCTACCAACGCAATCAAGGCCGAGATGGCAGCTAACCCGATGCTAAAGGCGGAGTTGATGAAAAACCCGGCTAAGTATCAGGAAATATTTAATAAGTACTTGCAGCAAGCGTTGAACAGACAGATGGGTAGTGCGGCTGCGCCTGCACCAGCGCCAAGCGGTGGTAGATTCGTAGGTTTTGAGACACAGTAAACCTTCAGGGGTAAAGAAATGCCGATAGCACGGTTCCAGATGCCTGATGGCAGGATTGCGCGATTTGAAGTTCCGGTCGGTACGTCTCCTGAACAAGCGCAGGGAATGTTTGATTCTTTCCTTGCGCAACAGCAACAAGAAGCGCCACGTAAAGATGTTGGCATATTAGAAAGCGGCATCGGCGGTGCAAAGAAGTTGCTGTCATCACAGCTAACCGCCCTTGAGTCTCCATTTGGAGCAGAAGCAGCTGCGCAACGCGGCGCGGCACGGGCACGCAAGCTAGAGCAAGAAACACCATCGGCGCTCAGTCTGGAGGCCGTCAAGAAAAAGTACGCTGAAGAAGGTATCTTCCCGGCAGCAGGTGAAGTGCTGCGTCAGGCACCTAGCTTTATTGCAGAGCAGTCACCACAGCTTGCTGAAGCGTTTGCAGGTGGTCGTCTTGGTGCGATGGCGGGTTCTCCCTTTGGTCCTGTCGGCACGCTCGTTGGCGGTACAGCCGGTGCGCTGTCACCACTATTCTTGCAAGCCTACGGTGGCGGCGCGGAGCGCCGTGCTGAACTAGGTCTGCCCCAAGACCCATCAAAGACTGCTGCATCTGCTGCACTGCAAACTGGTGCTGAAGGTCTGATTCTGGG